GTCTAAGATCTCAGAAATGGGATCTTGGTATCGTAACGAATCCCGAAGTTATGTAGAAGGTGGAGAAATCCACTTTATACAAGAGCAGGGTGGCAAGCTGCGAAGCGTTGCTTCCCCGCATATTGTACACCAGTTGGCTTTAAAACCACTTGGTGATGCTATCTACAAACTTGTACAAACCCTACCTTGGGATTGTACGTTTGATCAATCGAAACCAATCTCGGTTCTTCAGACTCATCTGTCCAAAGGTCTTACTATACATAGTATTGACCTTAGTTCAGCCACTGATTATTTCCCTTTGGAAATTCAGATGACTGTTCTAAAAGCATTCTTTGGTGACTGCCCTGACTTACGTCTTTTCGAGGACATAAGTAAGAGCATTTGGAGGACAACATCAGAACTTGTTCCGATGTTCCTTCAATGGAAACGTGGCCAACCTCTAGGATTGTATCCTAGTTTTGGTACGTTCACGTTAACCCATGGAATACTTTTATGGTACTTGAATGGTTGCCAACACGATAACAAGTTCTTCGTGCTTGGTGATGATGTTGTTATCCTTGATAAAGATCTCAACACCAGTTACATTCAATTCCTGGAACAGATGGACTGCCCATATTCTAGAGAGAAATCAATCTCTAGTAGCAAACTCTGTGAGTTTGCTGGAAAGATCGTCACTCCTACTAGGGTTTTTCCCCAGTACAAGTGGCGGGAAGTTTCTAACGACAACTTCCTTGAAATCTGTCGTCAATTGGGCCGTCGTAGTCGATCACTGTTATCACCCCGTCAAAGAGTTATATTCGATATGGTAAAGAATTGTACATTACCATATGGTCTTAACTTCAGCTATCCAGGTTCAAACCTAGTTAGTATGGAGGAAAAGACAAAATCTCTCTTTGAAGAGAATGATAGGGTGGTTGGCTCCTTGATGGGCCTATCTAGTACTATTCACCAAAATGTATATGGTGAGCAGCACTTTATTGATCCCCAAAAACTCGTTTCAATTGACGAGGTATTGAAGATCATTATGACCTTTGACGAAAAGGTCAGGTCGGTCCTCCTCGAGATCCTACCAAAGGATCTTGTAGCGACGTTCCTAGTCCATCTCAAGGACTTAGGAGGTTTGTCAGGAGTCCCGGAGGCAATCACTGGTAACAGTGTCTTGCCTTCACTACGCGTCTTACCCTCACGGGTAAGTTTGCTAGAGAGATTGGAGAATATCCTATCACCTAGGAGGTTGCG